TTATTTTTAAAAAAAATAAACTATAATATTATTGATGAATCGTGTATAACATTAGATAACAGTATTCAAGAATTGAACTAATGTATCTTTATTTGGCTTAGCATCATATTCAATAACTTGTCCATCTTTTAATAATTTAATAGTAGGATAACCTTCTATATTATATTGATTCATCATTTTTTCAGTTTCAGAAGTTTCTTCTGAACAATCCACCTCTGTGAATACAATTTTATATCCGTTAATAGACTTATTTTCATATTCTGTTTTTAGTTCATTCCAGATAGGTTTAGCAGCCTTGCAGTGAGGACACCAATTTGCGTAAAAAAATAAAAGTTCTGCAATATTATTACCACTATCAGAGTCAGTAACTCTTTCATTATTTGGTTTATATTTTGGATTCATTTCAGGTAGAATATAATAATAATAATAATAAACAGCTAGTAATGAAAAAAGTATCATAGAGACAACAAAAATAATACTCATACTACTCATACTTGTAAGTGAATTTTTAATTACAGATATGTAACTATTAGAATTACCTTTACTACCTAAAGATAAATAATTACTCGTTTTTGAAAAAGAATTTAAATTAGATTCCATTTATATATATTATTCTAGAAGAAATTTAGGTAACGTTTTAACGAATAGAATATAAAGATATTTATATTTATATTATATGTTATTTAGAACAAATGTTGGAAACTTGATAGAAATTAAAAAATATGACTTTTCAAATGATAAACTATATTATGAAAAAATTATGGAAATAAAAAAATATCTAAGAATTGAAAAAATTCATGATAGAAATAATAATACTTTTAAAATTAAAAATAAATAATAATCCAATAAAAAAGGTAAATATATAGCTAGACATTATATTGGTGTCTAGTTGAGATTTAATTTGGTCAGATTCAGTCACCAAACTGGCAGACCTTAATAAGTTTGTTTGTTTGTAATTCAATAATATTATATAACCCAATATTATTAAAGCTATTAATTTCATAAATAATGATGTTTTAAATAATTTGCTTAATGGGCTTATTACAAATAAAATAATAATAGAAATTGATATTGCAGTGCATACACAAATACTTTTAGTATCTTCAGTGAAAATTGTTAAATTAAATGGTTTATTACCTTGTTCCATATAACATTTAGATATATTTTATAATTTAAAATTTGTACTATATATTTTAAATATACATATAATATAACATGACAGATACGCGTAAAAATAGAAATACACATAATAAAACTAGAAAGCGTGTATTTACTAAAAAAGATTATAATTCAGGAGATGGTATGCTTACATCAGTATGGGGACCTCCAATGTGGCATTATTTGCATACTATGAGTTTCAATTATCCAGTGCATCCAACTTTAAAAGATAAAAAACATTATAAAGATTTTATTATCAATTTGCAACACGTATTACCATGCAAATATTGCAGAATAAATCTGGCAAACAACTTCAAAAAGAAACCAATACAAATGTGTGATATGATTAATCGTGAAACATTTTCTCGATACGTATATGAATTACATGAATTGGTAAATAAAATGTTGAAAAAGAAATCTCATTTATCTTATTGTCAAGTGAGAGAAAGATATGAGAATTTTAGGTCTCGTTGTACCACTGAAAAAGCCAGAATTTTTTCATTTAAAAAGGTAAAAACCTTGAAGAATAAAAAAGAAAAGGGTTGTACAGAGCCGCTTTATGGAAAGAAGGCAAAGTGTATCATCAATATTGTGCCAAATGAGGATAGAAGTGCTACATTCAAAATGGACCATAAATGTATTAAAAAACGTTCACCTTTATAACCAAATAGTTCCTCAAAAATATAAAGTTATTACAAAAATAACTTTATAACTATTTTGGATCAAAAGGTCTTATTACATTCCAAACGTAGAGAAATCATTCAATACTGCAACAGGTAATTCATCGTTATTTATTGCGTTGTAATTTGGTACTTTTTTACATTCAAATGATGATTCAGGACATCTTGCACATGCAGGACATGGAGGACATTTTTCCTTTGTTAATGAAGCATTAGCAGCTGCAACAGATGGACAGACTGGACAAACGGGTGGTACAACTTGCGACTTCAAAATATACAAATCTTCTTGTCCAGGTGGTATATCACTTATAGAAATTCCTTCATCAGTATAATAAGGATTTGTATTAGAAGTAGTTCCAGCAACAGCGTTACCATTTGGTCCTTCTGCATAATACGCGCTATTACCATAAGGACCGGTTGCTGAACCACCATAATAACTATTTTGATTATAATAAGGATTATTTCCACCAGTTGCTGAACCACTATAATTTTGCAAATTGTAACCAGTACTTCCATAATATTGAGTATTTGTTGTACCATTATTATAACCATTATTAGAACCATACATATATATACCTTCACTAGTTTGAATTTTAATTATATATTGTCCATTATTATCTTTAACAATAGTAGCAGTTTCTCCATTAGGTCCATAGAAAATAGTTGCAGTTCCATTTGCACCATAATAATTTGTACTTTCAATTGAAGTATTTTTAGTTTCTAATGTATCTGTACGATTTTTAATCCTAGGATTTAATATAATTATTTTTCCATCAGGCATTGTGACATGTAGACTTTGTGTACCATCACTATTCGTTTTTACCACAGCAACTCCGCCATTAGGACCTATATAAGTAGCATCATTTTGTAATGATGACATAGTTTGCTGCATATGATTATAATTATCACCAGGAATAGGGACAGGAACTACCCACCACCCACCACCACCATTACCAGAATTTATCCACCATCCATTGCCATTAATTTGTGGTTGTTTATTTACCTGAATATTCGCAGTACTTGCTTGTTCAAATCCTTCTGTTCCGCAATTACCTCCTAAAAAGGAACATAAAACTAAACCCAATAATAAAATTAAGAAAAGAAATAATGCTTCAGTATTCATTGTATAATTTATATAGTGAAAAAAGTTTGTAATTATAATTAAATATATTTTAAAATTTTAAAAATGAAATGTTTTTATATTATAAATTATAATATACAAGTTATATTATGAAGAAATCTGAATGCATTAATGCTGTAATTATTGATGATGATGACAATGGCTCTGATATTGTTATATTATCTAAGAAAAAAAAAGTTGTAAAACCTAAGGTTGTATTAGAAAAATCATATAATCAATCTGAAAATGTACATGAAATTGGTGTTGATGAAGTAGGTAGAGGTCCACTATTTGGTCGTGTTTATACGGCGGCTGTGATTTTACCTAAAGATGATACATTTGATTGTTCTATGGTAAAAGATAGTAAGAAATTTACATCAAAGAAAAAGATTCAAGAAGCATCTCAATATATTAAGGAACATGCACTAGCGTGGTATATATCTTTTGAAGATGAAAAAACGATTGACAATATAAATATATTGCAAGCTACGCAACTTTCTATGCATAATTCCATAATAGAAATCAGAAAACAGATGAATAAAAAACTATTGGAACAAGGACAAATAGAGAGAAAAGATTATGAATATTCTCTCCTTATTGACGGAAATTATTTTAAACCATTTACTTATTTAGATAAAAAAACAAATAAATTGAATACGATACCTCATGTCACAATAGAAGGTGGTGACAACAAATATGCATCTATTGCGGCGGCTTCTATATTGGCCAAAGTAGAACGCGATAAGTATATCGAAGATTTATGCGCAGATAATCCAAATTTAGTAGAGCATTATGGTATTGATTCAAATAAGGGATATGGTGCAAAACGACATATAGATGGAATAAAAGAACATGGTATTACTATTTGGCATCGTAGAAGCTTTGGTATTTGCAAGACATATACTTTTTAAAAAAGTGTAGCAAAATGTAGGGAACTTTTTCTAAAGGTGTAAAAAAAATTGATTGTAAAAACATTTATATTTATAATTATATAAATGCTTATTGTAAACGACTTAAAATCTAGAACCGAATTAATTAAATGAAGGTTTTAATATTTGATACAGAAACTACAGGATTACCAAAAACTAAAATTATTAGTCAGGACACGCTTGATAAATGGCCACATATTGTTCAGTTTAGTTTTATAATCTTTGATACTGAAACCAATAGTTTGGATATGACACAGGATTTTATTATTCGTATGTCAAGTGATATACAAATACCACAAGATTCTACAAACATTCATGGTATTACAAATGAGATTTCGAGAGAAAAAGGCATTAACATTGAAGACGCATTGAGACAATTCTTTTATAGTTTGCGCAATGTAGAACTACTGGTTGGACACAATGTCTCTTTTGATATCAATATGATATATATAGAACTACTTCGAATTATTTACGTTAAAAAATATCCAGAAGACCATATATCTGCTTACAAGTATGATTTACATTTCTTGACAAATTTTAAAAATATTTATTGCACCATGCAAGAAACAATTGACTTGTGTGCAATCAAGGCAAATGACAAATTTGGTCGCGAATATAATAAATTTCCGAAGTTGGTCGAATTGCATCAACATTTATTTGGAACAACACCGAGTAGCCTTCATAATTCGCTTATCGATATATTAGTAACATTGCGATGCTTTGTACAACTAAAATATAAAATAGATTGTAAAGAAGCAATCAAACAGCTGAATTTTCTATAGGATAAATAGGATAAATAGGATAAATTTATAAAAATAAATATTTTTTATGCAGAACACATTTCACAAATTTCATCTTTTTCTTCTACATGCTCAACCAATTCTGGTTCAATTGTAAATTGTTGCGCTTGATGTTTTGCTTTGCGCCTTAAATAATAAATTCCTGTTTTCAAACCTTTTTTCCAAGAATAAAAGTGCATAGATGTGAGAGTATTATATGTTGGGTCTTCTAGCCACAAATTTAAACTCTGACTTTGACAAATAAACGCACCTCTATCTGCCGACATATCGATTAAATGTTTCATTGGCATTTCCCAAACAATCTTATATTTGTTTCGTAAATGTTCCGACAAATTAGTCAACTGCTGAATAGAGCCTTTATTGGCAATAATATTGTTTTTAATTTGTTCATTCCATAACCCCAATTCAATCAATTCTTGCATCAAATATTTATTAACCACTACAAATTCTCCAGCCAAAGTGCGACGCGAATATAAATTACTTGTTAGAGGTTCAAAACATTCATTGAATCCAAGAATTTGTGACGTTGATGCTGTCGGCATTGGTGCGATAAGCAGTGAGTTTCTAAGACCATATTTGACAATAGACTCTTTTAGTTCAGTCCAATTATAACGCGATGATGCCGGTTCCACACCCCACATATCAAACTGCAAAATACCTTTAGATGCAGGTGACCCAATAAAGGAACTATATGAACCAATTAAGTTTATGTTTATATTATTATTTATTGACGATGTGTATTTATATGTTATTAGTGATGCGTATTCATATTGATTTACTAAACTTAAGAATTCATCTTGAGGACCATCTAATAAAGTCTTCAATATTTTACCACGTTCATATGCGATTTCATTACTTTTTTCCAAAGATGCATGATAAATGGTCTCAAAAATTAGTTTGTTTACCTCTTTTGCTTCATCTGAATGAAATGGAATATCCATAAGAATAAAAGTATCTGCCAACCCCTGAACACCAATGCCAATAGGTCTATGTTTAAAATTACTAATCTTTGTTTTTTCAGTAGGATAATAATTGATATCAATGACATTATTCAAATTATTCGTCACCACTTTGGTAACCATGTGTAACTTATCATAATCGAATTGCTTGGTTAAAGTGTCGACAAAACTAGGCAGACCAATAGACGCCAGGTTGCAAACGGCGGTCTCTTTATCGTCAGAGTATTCTAGTATTTCTGTGCATAAATTTGAACTCTTAATGATGCCAAGATTTTTCTGATTTGATTTCATATTGCATGCATCCTTATATAAAATATAAGGCGTACCAGTTTCCATTTGCGCATCCAAAACTTTAAACCATAATTCGCGAGCATCAATTATCTTTCTACCGAGACCTGCTTGTTCATATTTTTCATAAAGTGCAGTAAATTCTTGACCATACACGTCGGCTAATCCAGGGCATTCATGTGGACACATAAGCGTCCATTTTCCGTTTCCCTTGACACGCTCCATAAAAAGATCTGAAACCCAGAGAGCATAAAAGAGGTCGCGCGCCTTTAATTCTTCGTCACCATGATTCTTGCGGAGATCTAAGAAATCTTCAATATCGGCATGCCATGGCTCCAAATAGATAGCAAATGAACCATTGCGTTTTCCACTTTGATTAACATAACGTGCTGTGCTATTAAATACGCGCAACATAGGAACCAGACCATCCGTTTTACCATTTGTTCCTTGTATATGAGACCCCTTTGACCTTATATTATGGATATGCAACCCAATTCCACCAGAATATTTAGAAATACGTGCACAATCATGTAATGTATTATAAATACCATCAATGCTATCATCTTCCATTGCAATTAAGTAGCAACTAGATAATTGAGGAAGTGGAGTTCCTGCATTGAAAAGAGTTGGTGTTGCATGAGTGAAGAATTTTTGTGACATCAAATCGTATGTTTCTTTTACACGAAAAAGTGCGTCTTCGTGACCATGAATTCCAATAGCTACACGCATCCACATATGTTGTGGTCGCTCAATAACTTGATTACCTATTTTATATAAATAGGCACGTTCCAATGTCTTAAACCCAAAAAAATCAATCAAATAATCTCTATTGTAATCAATCATGGTTTCAATTTCATGCTGATATTTTGAAGTAAAATTCCACAAATTATGTGAAATAAGGGGCTTATTTTCTCCTTTAGAATTCTTAAAGTCATACAATTTTTTCATAGAATTGAAAAAAGAAGGTTCTGTATTTTTTTGATGATTTGATACAATAATGCGACCAGCTAAAGTGCCATAGTCTGGGTGATTAGTAGACATAGAAGCACATTGTTCCGCAGCCAACTCATCTATTTTTCCAGTTGGTATCTTTTCATATAATTGGTCAATAACTTTCATAACAAGCGATGAATAATTTAATTGAATATTGACTTCTTGTCCTAACTTCTTAACTCTCTCTAAAATTTTATCAAATGCTACTTCCTGTAATTCACCATTTCGTTTTGTTACATGCATTTCTTCACGACTATTCATATTATATATAGTTTAAATTAAAAGAATAGTTTTAAACCCATTTTCATTAATTATTATAGAAAAAATATGGATTGAATTATTATTTAGGCATTTTTTTTATTATTTATTTAAAATATAATAATGAGTCCTCCAGAACCCGTTATAACTACCGGAAATGGTACTTACCAGTACGAGTTTACTTTGTATGCTGATGCAAAATCTATTATAGACCCTAAATACATTAATTCTTTAAAATCACCAGATGCTCCACAATCAATTTATACTAGTGTAGCTCCTACATATTCTGAACCAGAATTAATTAATATAGTTGGTAATACATACTATTGCGGTCAAGTAAATTTAATAGATGGCAAAAGTTATTATTTTGCAGACATTGGCATATTTACTATTGACTTAAATCCTATTAATTTAGGTACATTTTCAGCACCATATTCTTATGCTGGTGAAGGAAATGTTTTTATCGGTAATAAGGGAATGCATAATTCAATTGTTACTAATGGAACAGGAAATTTTGCTTTTGCGCAAGGTGACCTTATCGTAACTATTGGTAATAAAGATGACAAAGATGCGTTACCAATATTATATTACAAAAAAATAGCATAAATTTTATTAAATTGTTACATGCATTTCTTCACGACTATTCATATTATATATAGTTTAAATTAAAAGAATTAGTTTTAAACTCATTTTTTTGATTCCACCTTTTCTAAAATGTGGAATCAAATATAATATAAAATTCTAATTGCTACAAAAGCCAAAATAATATTTAATAAATTTATAATTAATTTATTACTATATATTAATTTTATCCCTTGTAGAAAAGTTGTATTTACTTCATTATTATCGTGAGATATCATTTGCCAACGTTCAGATTCCTCTAGTTCTTGTTGTAGTTCTTGTTGTAGTTCTTGTTGTAGTTCTTGTTGTAGTTCTTGTTGTTGTTCTTGTTGTAGTTCTTGTTGTAGTTCTTGTTGTAGTTCTTGTTGTTGTTCTTTACGTTTATTTTTATCAAAATAATAAATAGATTCATTAACTGATTTTTTTGCAAGATTTGTTAATTTTTCGTATTCTTTTTCTGGGTCTAGATTACACCTACATAATGGACATTTTATACTTTCAGAACGATATAAATGTACCATTATACAATTTATATGGAAAACATGGTCACAATCAGTAACATGCATATTGTGAGGTTCAATTTTTTCTAAACAAAAGCATTCTTCTTTACCACTTCTAACACATTTTTCATGAATTAATCGTTTTGATATTTCTTTTAATTTTAGTAATAATTGTTTATTGTTATTTGAATTGGTATCAAATCCAAAATGACAAGAAATTATTCCAATTTGTATAAAATCTAACTTTTCACAAAATTTTGAATCTGTATTTTTTTTAAACTTTTTTATCAGATTATTTACATCTTTACAATCATTAATTTCATGTTCATATGAGTTACAATAATAACAAGGTTCAACTTTCTTAATACATTTATTTTTTGCTTCATTTAAAAACGCCATTTTCATATAAATATATAAAATAATACTTTATTTATTTTATAAACTATTATATCAATTTTTTATTTACTTCTATTGGTCTTCTTTTTTCTTGTTTTTCTTGTCTTTCTTGTTTTTCTTGTCTTTCTTATCTTTCTTGTATTCTTGGTCTTCTTTCTTATTTTTTTACCACCTTCACTTGGAACCCATTCTACAACCCCTTCAACGACTTCTTCTGGTTGGATCAATTCGACGTTCCCTTCGACTACAGGTCGTTTACTTTCAATTATGTGTTCTGTAACTCTTTTTTGTATTTTTGTTATTTTATTTATTAATTCTACATCATCTTTTGTTAAATTTATATTATTTATAATCAATACCTTATATTTAGAAATAATAAAATAAAAAAGCCTTAAACCATAGTTTAAACTTTCTCTTTTCAATATTTCTATTGGTTTTGGATAATTTTTTCCTATAATGTGTTCATTTGAAGTATATGTATTAGTCGATTGTCTAGTTACAAGTAAATAATGTAAAACATTTATTATTGTCTCCATCCAACTATTTATTTTTAAAGAAGAATTGAATGGTGGAATTCCAAATCGTTCACTCTCTATCTCACGCAATATGATATTATATTTGCTTGTACCTTTATGTATTAGTTCTTTATTTGATATAAGTATAAAATTATCATTTTCATCAATTGTAACAATACCCATAGATGTTCCAAAAAGTGAATTTAAACCTTTCAAATCAGGTCTCCCAGAATATATACTTGGTGTTTTTGAATAAAATTCTGAATGTTCAAATATTTTTTGCATAAGTTTACCTCTTAATTTTTCTTTAGTTGCATTTTTTATTAATTCATTTGTAAACATTACCAATTCTGCACCAAAAGTTAGAAGACCGCCTGTTTGTTTAAATGAATATACTTGTTTTGGAGAAGATGTAAAAAATCTTGAAGGAGATAGAGAAAAATAATTACCATCTCTTGATGTTAAACTAGTAACTTGATTAATTACGTTATCTATATTATTTGATTCTGTTGAATTTACTAATTCTTTTATTCTTTTTTTGGTAGTTTCTCTACAAGATTCTTTACATTTATATAACTCTCTAATTGAAAATTGAGATAATATAGATACCAAAGTGTAAAATTTTATATCTCCAGCAAATTCTTCACCAGAAAAGTATGAGTAATTATAGTCTACTAATTGATTGTCATTAT